GAAGTCAATCAAAGCACAACGCAAAGGTGACGAGGCGGTTGTTGAAGCGGGCATGAAGTATGCGCCCTATGTTGAATTTGGAACGGGGCGAACAGTTGATTTGTCCGAACTTGACGAACTTGGAATTCCGCAATCGTATGCGGCGCAATTCAAAGGCAAAGGAATCAAGGAAGTCAATTTGCCGGCGCGTCCTTATTTGTACAATTCAGCGCGCCAAGCATTACACGAAATGTTGTCAAACATGAATCGTAAAATTAAAAACATTGTCAAATGAAAGACCCAATTCGTTTTGTTCGCAAAGGAATCCTTGACGCCCTTGACGGGAATGTTCAATTGGATTCGGTTGACGTGCCGGTTTATGGGCGCGTCCCTTCAAATGCGTCGTTTCCTTTCATACGCGTTTATTCACTTGAAACAAACGAAATTGACAACAATCGTGATTCATTCAACACCGAAGTCATTACACGAATTGAAGTCAATACGCGTTTTGATTCCGACACCGGGGGCGAACTTGATTGCAACATAATAACCGACAAAATTGCGCAAATCGTTCGCACACGTTCAGGCGGTTATGTTGATTTGGGTTCAAATGGTTTCAAAATATACACTTCGGAAATCGAATCAATTTCCTATGTTGAAGACGACATGATTGATAAAACTTATTTTCGTTCAATTATGGAACTATCAAACCGCGTGTTTCAAATATGAGAAGAATTGACCAAATCATTGTTCATTGTACGGCAACACCCGCCGGACGTGAAACAAGTGTTGACGAAATAAGAAGTTGGCATTTGCAACGGGGTTTCTCTGACATTGGCTATCATTTTGTCATTGGACTTGACGGCTGTATTGAAGACGGGCGACCGATTGAAAAAATTGGCGCGCATTGCAAGGGAAAAAACCGTCATTCAATTGGCATTTGTTACGTTGGCGGAATGGACAAGGAAATGAAAAATTGGATTGACACCCGAACGCCTGAACAATGTTTGGCACTTGAAGAACTACTTTGGCAACTCAAAGGAATGTTTCCGCATGCGGGAATATATGGACACAATAATTTTTCAACAAAGGCGTGTCCAAGTTTTGACGCCGTTGAAGAATACAAACATATAACAACCCAAAAAGCCGCACACAATGTCTAAAAAAAAGTCGTTCAAAGAAACGAAAGTTGGAAAATTTTTGAATCAAATCGGTTCAACCATTGGTTCGGGACTTGACGATGTATTGCCGGATTCGGGCGTTTTAGGCGTCGTCAAGCGTTTAATTGAAAAAGATGACACAATCCCCCAACCGGACAAAGAAACCGCGCTTAAAATGCTTGAAATGGATTTGGTTGAAATGCAAGAAGTCACAAAGCGTTGGCAATCCGACATGTCGGCAACGGGAACTTGGCTGACAAAAAACGTTCGCCCCTTGACACTTGTCTTTTTTTCGGTTGCGTATGTTTCGGGGTGGTTCTTAGAATACCCGCTTGACTCAATCCAAGGGGTTTTGTCACTTATTGTCGGCGCATATTTTGGAAGTCGTGGCATCGAAAAAGTCATGGGCAACAATCGTCACAAATAACAAATTCGTAAATTTGTAAAAATTACGATTTCATGGCATCACTTACCGACAAAAGAATCAAAAACACTTATGACGGATTGTTGAAAACAACCGACAATGACGCCCTTGGCGGAACTTACAAATTAATTACCGACGGACTTGGAAATTCTTCGGGTGTTTATTTGGGTACGGGTGGAAGTGTTGGAATCAATGTTTCGTCGCCTTCTTACAAATTGCAAGTCAACGGAAGTGTCGGGATTCAAGGTGCCGTTGAAATTGACGGGAATTTGGAAGTTGCCCAAGGTTTGGGGGGTGATAGATGTTTGTTTATTAATACATCAACCGGCGCGTTTGAAATTGGTGACGCGTCGGGACTTGGCGATTCTGCTTTAATCAGCGGCGATTCGTCTTCATTATCAATGCAAGTGAATCAAGTTGTTGGATTGCATATTGATTCAAATTCAAATGTTGGAATCAAAACAACATCGCCAACACAAGAACTTGACGTCAATGGAAATATTACCGCAAATCGTTATTTCGGAAGAACAAATACAACATACTACATTGACCCAAACGACACGACACAATCAATTTATGTTGCCGGCGACATACGAATCACGGATTCAAGCGCGGCAACAATCAAACTTGATTCGACAAGTATTTATCCACAACAAAAAATAATTGCAACAAAAAGTGGTTCAGAATCCCCGCCTATGGGCGAACTTACATGGAATGAGAATCCCGGATTGACGGGTTCTCAATGGATTGCAAGAAGATATTCTTCACCTTACACAAGTTCTTCGGTTTTACTTCCGACAAACATAAGCCGTGATTTTGAAGTGAATCTTTTGGGGACTGAACGATTTCGAATTGATTCAAGCACGGGCAATGTTGGGATTGGTGAAACAAGTCCCGCCGAACGTTTACACTTAAGCGGTTCGGTTGACAACGACGATATTGCTTTACGAATTGACAATGACTCGGACGACAATTCTTCATCAACACCCCCAAGCGCGGCGGTTGTTTTCAATACAGCATCAAACAATGGTCACGTTCGGGTTTTTGGTGCGCCCGCTGACACCGCGGGAAATCACAAAATGGACATTGGGTCAACCGCGGCAAGTAGTTATTTGACATTTTCGCCAAGCGGTACAGAAAAAATGAGAATTACATCAACGGGAAATGTTGGTATTGGAACGACTTCGCCCGATGTTGCCCTTGAAGTTGTTGGAAATGGAATCAGGGTTTCGGACGGAACCGACCAAGGCATTGTTTATTTTAGAACCGACCGAAATGATGTCTATATAAAAGAAAACGGAAATTTTCAAGTTGAAACCGGTGCGCCAAGTGGAATTGTTTTTGAATGCGATACAAATTCAAACGGCTTTGGAACTTTCAATGTAAAAAGACAAAACGCGTCAAGGTTTTACATTACAGACGGCGGCAACGTTGGTATTGGAACAACTTCGCCCGCTGAAAAACTTACAGTTTCAGCAAGTGACGATGTTGTCATTCGTATTAATTCAACTAAAAATGGAACTTGGACGACGGGTCAATCTTTGGGCGCGTTGGAATTTTTCGGGAACGATGCGTCGGGAAGTGGTGCCGGAATAAAAGGAAAAATTGACGTTGTTTCCGTCAATCAATACGGCGCGGGATTTGACATGAAATTTTTTACTGCAAACGGTTCTTCACAACCAAGTGGTGAAAATTTCAAAATTGCGCATGACGGCGGTATTTTTGCGCCGGCTTTGCTTGGAAGTTCGGCTTCAAATCCCGATGTACGATACAACACAACAACAGATGAATTGTATTATAATTCATCGTCAATAAGATACAAAGAAGACATCACCGACCTTGAAAATTCACTTGACAAAATTAATAATTTACGCCCCGTAAAATTTAAAAATAAAGATTCCGGCGAATATGCAACCGGGTTGATTGCTGAAGAAGTTGTTGACGTTTTACCTGAACTTGTTTTCAAAAAACAAATTGAAGGTTTTGAAGAACCACAAATTGACGGTGTTTCTTATGGTGATTTGCATGCATATTATATAAAAGCAATACAACAATTGAAATCCGAAATTGAAACTTTAAAATCACAAATAAATTAAAAAATGGCAAATACTTATTCATGGGTCATTGGAACCCTAAACGCAAAAATTGAAAGTGACGGTTTGCAAAACGTTATTCACACAATTCATTGGCGTTTTCAAGCAACTGACGAAAACGAAAATTCAAGTGAATTAATTGGCACAACATCACTTGGCGCACCTGACGCGGATTCATTTATTGAATTTGATTCATTGACGCAATCAGATGTTGAAAGTTGGATTGTATCAAATGAAGACGTTGAATCAATGAAATTGAATCTTGATGCGCAACTTGACGAAATTGCAACACCAACAAAAGTTGACTTGCATTTATCTTAATTAATTTTAAATTTTTTTATCATGGGAAAAAAAGAAAAAACCCCCGTAATAATTGACGAACAAGAATACTTTTTTGAAGATTTAACAGACGAACAAAAAGCACACGTCAATCACATTGCGGATTTAGACCGCAAAATTGTAAATTCAAAATTTAACTTGGAACAACTTGAATTTGGCAAACAAGCGTTTGTTGATGCTTTGAAAAAATTGTTGTGATATGAACCCAATCAACGGAACAACTTTTTTGTTGTACAAAGATGACATCGCGGTTGGTCACACAACGGGTGTTTCCTTGACGTTGGACGTTGACCTTGTTGAAAGCACAAACAAAGATTCACTTGGGTTTCAAGAATTGTTGCCGGGCGTTCGTTCGGGTCAACTTACTGCAACGGGTTTCACTAATTATGACGACGCCGTAAACTTTGAAGAACTTGCGGACATGGTATTGACGCGCACCCGCGCTGAATTCTTTTTGTCGCAAGCTACGGGCGCACAAGGGCTTGTGTTTCAGGGCGAAGGATTTGTGACAAGCGTTGAAGAAGTCGCCGAAATGGAAGCCGTCACATCGTATGACCTTGAAATCACGGTGTCCGGTCTTTATTCAATTATCGACGAAACAGATGGTGAAATTTGGAATGCTGCAAACGACATTTGGAATCAAATTGACATAAATTGGAACAACGTTTGACAATTTTAAAAACCGTATATTTGTATAAAATTTTAAAACTATGGCAACATCAGGTGTTTTCAACGGAACTGACTTAATTGTAAAACTTGACACAAACGGCGGTACACTTGCGAAAGTTGGTCACACGACTTCATGTTCAATTTCACTTTCAAATGATTTACCCGAAGCCACAACCAAAGATTCCGGCGGATTTGCCGAACATATTGCGGGCGTGATTTCCGGTGAAGTTTCATTTGACGGTTTGGTTGTTTACGATGAAAGCGGTACACCAACACCAAAAAACGCGATTGACCTTGCGGACTTCTTAATTGCACGAACAAAACTTGACGTTTCTTTCGGAACTGAAGAAACCGGCGACGCGGTTTATTCCGCTGACGGATTCTTGTCAAGTGTTGAAATTTCGGCGGAAATGGAAAGTCCCGTTTCTTATTCGGGTTCAATTACTTTGACCGGTGCGATTACAAAATCGACTAACTAAAAAATAACGTAAAAAAGGGGATATAATGGCAAACAGAAAAAGGGGGTTTTACACCGTGAAACTTGGTGGGAAAAACCGCACGTTACATTTTAGCATGAATTTTTGGTCAAACTTGACCGAAGTCCTTGAAATCAAATTGCATGAAATAGGCAAAATTTTTGATGACGGGGTTTCTTTGAATATGATTCGCGCAATTGTTTATTCGGCTATTTTAGCAAATGAACAAGAACAAGGAAATGAAATTGATTTCAACATTTATCAGGTTGGCGCATGGTTGGACGATTTAGACCCTGAACAATTGGAAGGGGTTGTGACGGCAATGACTGAATCAAAAATACTTGGAAACGACCTGAATGTCGGTATAAAACGCAACGTCAAAAAATCCACGAAAGCGTCGGGAAAGTAAAAACCCAACTGTCTTGGGACGACTTATTTGATTATTACATCGGACAAGTTGGGATTTCGCCAAATGAGTTTTGGCAATATACATGGAAGGAAAATCAATTGATTGGTGAATCACACAACATCAAACAAAACTTAGAATGGGAACGAACGCGCTATGTTGCAACAATGCTTTACAACATTAATTGTTCAAAACGGGCGCAAATGATTACACCCGACAAACTTTTTCCATTGCCACAAGACGTTTATTTGGAACGCGGAAAACCAAAATCAGACCCCAAAAAAGCGATGCAATTTTTGAAACGTGTTGAACAAATGAAGGGAAAAAAGCCGCCAAAAAAATGACCCTTTTTTTGTTTTATGTTAAATTAAAAAAACATTTTAAAAATCAAAAAAACCTTTAAATTCCTACGAAGGAAAATTGCGCCTATTTCACGAACTATTTTTTTTGATATATATATATGCTAAAAGGGTCAAATGCGCTTAAAACGCACGAAAACCGCTTTAAAATAGATTTTGCACTTTTTTAAAAAAACATGTTTTTTAGCACAAAAACGACGTGAATTCCTACAAAAAAACACCGCAATAATTTTCGTATTTTTGTTGAAAACTTAGTCCATGTCCAACACATTGAAAGTCATATTGACGGGCGATTCTTCACAACTTGAATCGGCACTAAATAAAACAAGCGCACGTTTAAAATCTTTCGGTTCCAAGGCACAAGCAATTGGGTCAAAACTTTCAAAAAGTTTGACGTTGCCCCTTACTTTGGCGGGCGGTGCATCAATTAAACTTGCCGCCGACTTTGACAAGTCAATGACAAAGATTGAATCGCTTGTTGGAATCGCGGGTGATGAAGTTGCCAAAATGGGCGAAACTGCCAAACAAATGGCAACCGACACTGGACGTTCAGCAAGTGAAGCCGCCGACGCATTGTTCTTTATCACGTCCGCCGGTTTGGAAGGCGAACAAGCAATGAACGTTTTGAACGCATCTTTGCAAGCCGCCGCGGTTGGACTTGGTGACACCGCAACCGTTGCCGACCTTGCAACGTCCGCAATGAATGCCTATGGTGCGGACACTTTGGGGGCATCGGACGCAACCGACGTTTTGGTTGCCGCCGTTCGTGAAGGTAAACTTGAATCAACTGAACTTTCAAGCGCAATGGGTTCGGTTTTGCCTATCGCGTCAAACATGGGTGTTTCATTCAATGAAGTGGGTGCGGCATTTGCGGCAATGTCCCGAACGGGTACGAACGCCGCGGTTGCATCAACACAATTGCGTGGAATTCTCAATGGATTATTGAAACCAACGCAAGATGCTGAAGACGCACTTTCTGAAATGGGATTGTCGTCGGCGGGACTTCGTCAAACTATTCGTGAAGACGGACTACTTGCAACCCTTGAAATTTTAAAATCAAACTTTGAAGGCAATGACCAAGCCGCCGCGCGTGTATTTGGAAACGTTCGCGCATTGTCCGGGGTCATGGATTTATTGGGTGCGGGTGTTGATTCAACGCGTGAAATCTTTGCGGAAATGAACAATGTTCAGGGCGCAACGGCAACCGCATTTGAAAGAACTTCGGAATCCGCATCATTCAAACTTGACAAAGCAATGGTTGCGGTTCGTAATTCATTGACCGAAGTTGGTTCGGTTTTATTGACTGCGCTTGTTCCAACGATTCAAAGTTTCACAAACTTCATCACGAATCTAACTGAAAAATTCAACAGTTTAGACGAATCAACAAAAAGAACAATTTTGACAATTGCGGGAATTGCCGCCGCTGCGGGTCCGGCACTTATTTTCATCGGAAAAATTGCAACCGGATTTGGTTCAATTCTTTCAATACTTCCGGGACTTACGACCGCATTCAGAGTTTTGACAACTGCATTAATGGCAAACCCTTTTGTTGCGGTTGCCGCGGGTGTTACAACCTTGGGATTGGCGTTGTCAAGATATTCAAAAAAACAAAAAGATGCGCGACGTGAAGCACTTACAAGCGGCAAAAGTGTTCAGGAATTAGAAACAATCATTTCCGACTACAAACAACAACTTGACGACCTTGAAAATTCAGATGCGCGAAACAAATCACAACAAGCGCGCCGAATCAAAAAAAGCATTGAAATATATCAAGAACAACTTGATGTCCAAAAAAGCGTCGAACAAACACAACAAGACGAAAACAAAGCGGTTGAAGAATTCAACAACATAATTGCTGAAAACACACAACTTGTTTCAGACAACACAACTGCAATTTCAGACAATCAAGCACAACGCGCAAAAGTCACTTCAGTCACCGCAATTGATGATTCCGGCGGAATATCATCAAAAGGAATTATGAGTGGCTTAGGTGAAGACACGGGAACATTGTCGCCAATTGGATTTCAAGGAATGGCGGAAATTGAAACATCAATGACCGATTCAATGATTCAATCGTCAACACAACGAATGATTCAAAGAAACAATGAAGCCGCCAACGCCGCACAAAATGCTGACAAAATCAGGGAATCAATGGAACGAACCGCGGCAATCAATGACCAATTAGGTGCGGCAATGATTGGGGGATTTGCCGCAATAGGTGACGGATTTGCCGGTCTTGTTGGTGATTCGGAAAGCGCAATGGGTTCATTGCTATCAACTTTAATAAGTGGTGCGATGCAATTTATTGCGGTTAACCTTGCGAAATCAATGTCTTTGGGTGTGACCGCCGCCGCTGAATCAGCAGTTGCCGCGGGACCTTTTGCCGCATTCGTACTTCCGGCACTTATTGCGGGGGCAACCGCCGCGATTTCGGGTGCATTCAAAAAAATTCCAAAGTTTGCAAGCGGTGGAATTGTATCAACACCAACACTTGGAATGTTTGGGGAATACGCGGGCGCACGTCAAAATCCTGAAGTTGTCGCCCCGCTTGACCGACTGACATCAATGATTGAACCAAGGGGCGCACAACATGTTGACGTTGGCGGTTCATTCCAATTGCGTGGTCAAGACCTTGTTGTTGCATTACAACGCGCCGAAACAAATCGTGGACGTATTAAATAAAACAAATGGCTTACGGGGTAAAATATAGACTTGAATTTTCCGACGTTTTAGGGAACGCAAAAAAAATTGAAATTTTAAAAGACAATTATTCGGGCGCGGTGTTGCCGCTAATTGGAACCGCCGACCCGGTTTCAATTAAGTGGGAAGGCGACGACGACTTTTATTCGCCAATCATTGGTTCGACTTGTACGTTGAATTTATTTGTCACCGACGATGTTCAATATGAAAATTTTTATGCGTTTGATGAAGAAGAATTTCAAATCAAAATATACTATAAAGACGACGCCGACATTTATCAATTATATTGGGCGGGATTCATCGTGACGGATTCTTACAAACAAGCATTGGCGTCAACACCTTATCAAATAAGTTTGCAAGCACATGACGGGATTGGACTTTTGTCAACCAAGTTCATGGAAGTTCTTAATTCAGACAATTTTTTGGAAACTACGGAAACAAGAAATTTGGTTTTGAACCTTGTCAATGATGCAATTTCAAAAACGAACCTTGGCTTGAATGTACGTTTCAACACCAATTTGACAATTGGTTCGAATACACACCCACAAGATTCACCCGGCGGAAATAGGGCGTCAAAATACACAAACAAATTGGAAACAATTGATTGTAAAAGTTTTATTGAAAATTGTTTGAAAACACTAAACGCGCGTATTTTTCAAGCGCATGGACAATGGTGCATTGTTTCAAATTCGGAATACATTGACCACGATTTTTATGATGACCAAGTTGACGGAACAATTCAATCAAATATCAGGAACGCCGAAACAAAAATGTTGCAAACAGAAGGTTCGGAAAATCCGGAATTTCAATTGTACAATTCAAGCGGTTCTTTTGTTTTCAATACTTCTGAAGACGTTCTTTTAAAAACCAAAACAGATTTGACGCCTTTGGGAAATGACCTTGTTGTTGAATACATACCGCCGGCAAAAATTGTTGAACACAAAATTGACATGACAACACACAATTTGTTTGGAAAAATTTTTAATTCAGACCCGTTGTTTGAACTTCCAACAAGCGGTTGGACAATCACATCAAATCGCGCAACAATTGGTTCGTATGTTTATTTGTTAAGCGGCGAAAAATCAATTCGCACAAATCAATCCACAACAAGCACAACAACATTCACACAAATGTTTTCGGGTTCAACGCCTTCAAACATTAGTTTCAATGCGAATCAAGAACTTGAATATAAAATCAACTATTTTTTGGACGGAAGTTTAAGTTCAAACGACCCGCCGTTTGCAATCAATTATAATATAGTTAGAACATACAATTTGAATTTAGGTGGCACGACTGAATATTGGGACGCCGAAAATGATGAATGGGTTTCGTCGGCACCAAACAACAAAGAAATTGTTGACACGGCGGAAAGTTGGCAATCTTTCACCGTTACAACTAAAGAAGAATTGAACAGAAATAATGCGATTGCAAGTTTGATTTTATATTTGCCCTATCGTCATTCAAGTTCTTCAATGACACATTTGTATTTTGACAACATAAGCATTGAAAACAAAGTACAAAGATTTGACACACAATTGGCAATTCAAAACAGAACGGTAAATTCAAACAAAATTGAAAGTGATTATCAACCATACAAAAAACAACTTGTTGTCAATCGCGGTCGTGATTTAGGAAACCAAAACCCGCCAAGGTTTATTGAAGAAATAATCACACAACAAAAAATAAACGATTATCGCACACACGTTTCAAGGTACGAAGGAACGTTTTACAATAACAATAAAAAGCCGGTTTCATTACGAAATAAAATTTGGATTGATTTCACAAAAGTTTTCATTGAATATGTAAACGGGGGACAAGAAGAAAATCGAATTTACACAAATGATTCAGTTGCTGATATTAATGTTGGCGACTATGTTACGGGGGGCGACCCGCAAAACCCAATCACAACAGAAATTCAAGTCACACAAGTTGTGACCGGTTCACCAAATTACGTTGTCATTGATGCAAATTTGCAATTGTCGGTTGGCGACGTTTTCGCAATTACTGAACAATCATTCATCAATGTCCCGGTTTCAAATGAATATCCAACACACGAACCCGTTTCATGTATGATTGATTCAATGGAATACAATGTCAAAGCAAACACCGTTTCAGTTGTCATGCACGTCCCAAATCAAGACGACGACGTTTCAACTACATTTATTACAAAAGGCGAATAAAAACGTCCCTTCCCTTGTTTGCTGAACCCCCAATTTCATTTTGAATGCGGGGGTTTTTTTTATGTTTTTTTTAAAAAAAGTTTTGTAATTAAAAAAATTCTTTTTATTTTTGGGTATAATTTTAAAATCAAAACAATGAAAAATTCTTCAAATATTAAAAAACAATCAAGGAAAGTCGGTGTTGCGGGTGGATTTATCAACCAAGTTATGGGCAACAATTCTTCAACGCCCGTTGTTGGTGAAGGCGCAACAATTCTGTCTTATTCCGACCGCCATGCTTACGAAGTGACAAGCGTTTCAAATGACGGGAATTCATGTACAATCCGAAAAATGGACACAACATTTGTTGGTTCCGGTTATGGCGATGAAAGATATACTTATCAATCAAATTCAGAAAATGAAACTTTGACTTTGGAATGGAATCCCAAAAAAAACAA